TTCAGATGGCCATTTCACTCTTGCCACCCCTGTGCTTGCTGGGCTTGGCACTACTACTAAACAGTTCAGTAGTTGCGTTCTTATCAGTAGTGATGATACCCTTGATAGCATATTCGCTGCTGGTGAAATGATGGCCAAGTATGCTAGTAAACGTGCTGGCATTGGTTTAGAGATTGGACGCATTAGACCTTTAGGCGCTCCTATCCGTAACGGTGAAATCAAACATACAGGTATGATCCCATTCCTAAAGAAATGGTTTTCAGATCTCCGTAGTTGTAGTCAAGGCGGAATACGTAACGCAAGTTGTACAGTAACTTTTCCCATCTGGCATTATCAATTTGAAGATCTTATTGTATTAAAAAATAACCAGGGCACAGAAGAAACACGAGTGCGCCAAATGGACTATAGTGTGGTGGTAAACGCATTGTTTTGGAATAGGTTTAAGAATAAAGAGAATATAACACTTTTTGATCCCCATGAAGTTCCTGACCTATACGAAGCCTACTATAGAGACAGCAAAGAGTTCGAAAGGCTTTATCTACGCTATGAGCAAGATAAGACAAAAAAGAAAAAAGTATTATCAGCGGATGAGATATTCAAAAATGGCATTCTTAAGGAGAGAACTGACACTGGTAGAATATACCTGGTCAATATTGACAACGTCATCCAACAAGGTCCCTTTGATACAAGCACTGACCCGATATATCAATCAAATCTATGCCAGGAGATATTATTACCCACGAAGCCTTTCCAAAGAATTGAAGATCCTAATGGACGAATTGCTCTTTGCACTCTTGGGTCGATCAACTGGGGTGCTTTCCGAAATCCGCAGGATATGCGAAAAGCCTGTAGAGTATTGGTTCGCTCATTGAGCAATTTATTAAATTATCAAGATTTTTTATCTGTTCAAAGCAAGTTAGCCAATGATGACTTTGAACCGCTAGGTGTAGGAATCACTAATCTAGCATATTGGCATGCCAAAAAAAATCTTAAGTATGGTCAGGATGACGCACTTACTGAAGTTAAGCGTTGGATGGAACATCAGGCATTTTATCTCACTGAGGCCAGTGTAGAACTTGCTCAAGAAAGAGGACCCTGCACTAGAAGCGAATTTACCTACTATGGAAAAGGTGTATTTCCTTGGGAACGAAGAAGTACTGGAGTGAATGAACTTACTGATTTTACACCTAGTTTGGATTGGGAACTTTTGCGCCAACGAATGAAAAAATACGGCATTAGAAATGGCACACTAATGGCAGTGGCCCCTGTAGAGTCAAGTTCGGTGGTTCTTAACTCTACTAACGGTATTGAAATGCCTATGGAACTAATCTCAGTGAAAGAATCTAAGGCGGGCAGTTTTGTTCAAGTAGTTCCCGAATATAAGCGCCTTAAAAATAGATATGAACTTATGTGGGAACAAAAGGACTGTATAGGCTATCTTAAAACAGCAGCAGTGCTGGCAGCATATATAGATCAAAGTTTAAGCACTAACACATTTTATAATCCTGCCTACTTTTCAGGCAACAAAGTTCCAGGTACATTGGTTGCTAAAAATCTAATGTTAGCCTACAAATGGGGAATAAAAACTATCTATTATAGTTTAATCAACAAGGTCGGTGCCAAGGTAGAAGCAAACACTGCTACAAACAACCGAGTACAGGAAATATTAATTGAAGATGCTGATTGTGAGGCATGTAAATTATGATTGAGGATTTAGAAAATTTAGAATCAAAACGTCAGCAATTGATTAAGTGGTTGGCCTATTATGGCATTCATCACTACATCGAAATTGAAGACGAAGCAGTACCAATGTTGTTAGCATCTATAATGAATCCAGAGGTAGAACGAGTAAGAATTGATTCAGAAGGCGGACTTGTTATAGAATTCACTGACGGAGACTTTGACTATGAGTAAACAGCAATACGACCTACACAAACACACCAACTACTTGAAAAGAAAAATGTTTCTAGATCAAGAAGGACCAGTTACAGTACAGAGATTTGAAGAAGTAAAATATCCAAGAATTCAAAAATTTGAAGAGGTGGCTCGGGGATTCTTTTGGGTACCAGAAGAGATCAGTTTAACAAAAGATAAGATTGACTTTAAAGAATCTAGTGATGCTGTCAAACATATTTTTACTAGCAATTTACTTCGCCAGACAGCATTGGATAGTATTCAGGGTCGTGCTCCATCACAGATATTCAGTCCTGTTATTAGTATTCCAGAATTAGAAGCATTAGTTAGCAATTGGAGTTTTTTTGAAACTAATATTCATAGTAAGAGTTATAGTCATATTATACGTAATATCTATGGTGTGCCCAAAGAAGAATTTAACAAAATTCACGAGACTCAAGAGATAGTAGACATGGCGGCCAGTGTGGGTAGATACTATGATGAACTACATAAACTCAACAGCCAGAAAGAAATTGGAGCAATGCTGGTAAGTGAACAGGATCATATCCGCGCAATCTGGATGGCCCTTAATGCCAGTTATGCCTTAGAAGCCCTACGTTTTATGGTAAGTTTTGCCACTAGTTTGGCCATGGTGGAAAATCGTATATTCATCGGTAACGGAAATATTATCAGTCTTATCTTACAAGATGAACTGTTACATACAGAATGGACTGCGTTCCTTATCAATCAAGTTGTGAAAGACGATCAAAGATTTGCCGATATTGTTGACGAATGTCGTGTTGAAGTATATAACATGTATATGGAAGTTATCAAAGAAGAAAAAGCATGGGCAGATTACCTTTTCAGCAAAGGTGTTGTCATTGGTCTGAATCCGCAAATTCTAAAGGACTTCGTAGATTATACTGCGTTTGTTAGATTAAAAGATATAGGTATTAAATATTTAGAAGATCATCCAAAGACAAATCCTATACCTTGGTTTAATAAACATGTACACATTAATAAAAAACAAACAGCACTACAAGAAAATGAAAGCACTAACTATGTCATTGGTGTAATGAGCGATCAATTTAGCTATGAAGAATTACCAACATTATAAAAGGAGATAAAAATGAAAGCAATTCTATGGTCCAAATATCATTGTCCTTACTGTGATCAAGCGAAACAATTACTTAAGCGTCAGGGAATAGCATTTGAGGAACGTAAAATAGGTGATGGATGGACTAAGGACGAATTGCTGGAAGAAATTCCAACGGCTAGGTCTGTACCACAAATTTTAATAGATGGAAAACTAATCGGTGGATTTATAGAATTAAAGAATTATTTGCAAGAGGCTATAAATGGATAATGAAGATAAAGGGTTAACAATAAGTGCTAATAGTGATCATATGAATAATTATATTTCTCCATTGACTACCGATCAGATTGCTACATTAGATATAAAGGATCTAGCAGATCTAAACCTAGATACCATCAGTATTAATACAACTTTGAATAATTATGGATCTGCTCTAACAGGAGCAGGACAGTATGGGGCTGCTGGTAATTATGTCCTTAGCACAAATGGAACTAATCCTGGTTGGAATCCTCTTAGTTGGCCTTCAATCACGAGCAGTGGATCTACAATAGACAACTCACTGTCAGTTAAGGGTAATGCAGAGTTTGAGGGTGATGTGAAAATTCAAGGACATAGTATCCTACATCTGTTGAAAAAAATTGAGGATAGATTAGCAGTTCTACAAGAACCTGATCCAGAGAAACTAGAAAAGTTTGCTGCTCTAAAAAAAGCATACGATCATTATAAAACTTTAGAAAGACTTATAGGTGACGAATAATGCTTTTTAATAAGAATTACAAAGAACATGACGTAATTTGTTTGAAGTTAATCAGTGGTGAAGAAATTATAACAAGTTTTATAGATGAATCTGAAGCAGGATTGAAAGTATCTAAACCATTTTCTATTACTATTACAGGTACAAAATTAGGTATGATGCCTTGGATGTTCTTTAGTGATAGAGATGTTCATGTTATAGGTCGTAATCATATAATCAGCCATTGTTTGGCTAAAAATCTAGCGGCTAAAGAGTATTTAGAAAAAACTACAGGAATAAGTTTAGGAGCCTAATATGCCGTATATACCAGATCCAATTCCTCAAAAAGATCTAGATAAACCAGGTGTATTAGACCTTTTTAAAAGCGGTAATGTGTTTATTAATAATACGCAGGTTGCCTTATACGATAAACCGAATAATGTAGAATTTTTTATGTTAGGTGAAATCGCCAATCCTAAATTCGAAACAGATAAGGCTATTAATGAATTAGATGGCGAAGAAGATGAAACTGTAGTAGATGCCAGACAACAAGAACTGATAAAGCAAGGTGTTATTACACAATATGAATTAGATCAGGGTAAAAAAGCAGCAGAAAAACCTAGCAGAAGTGATACAGCAACCACTAGTACTACCACAGTTGCAGGAACATCGACTACTGTTTCAAGTGTAGTAGATGATACTTTATTATATGAAAGCACTGTTACTAGTATCAAATACTATGTCAAAACTGTTACTAAACAGCCTGGTGTGATATTCCCATATGATGTAGAAACAATTGCTCCACAAAATGGTACAACTGTTCAAGAAGTGGTAAACAACCTAACTCTTTTGGTTAAAGAATGCTTTGATAAAATTAAAGCCAAATTTCCAGATGCTTTTATGACCTGTTCATTTAGGAAAAAATCAGGAAACGGCACTAGCCAACATCCATTTGGTATGGCCTGCGATATTCAGTATAGTAGTGCTACCAAAGAAGATTATTTTACCAGAGCACAATGGATAAGAGAAAATGTGAAATTTGATCAGTTTATTTTGGAATATAAAACCACCGGATCGGGCAAACCTTGGCACCATATTAGTGTTACCGCAGGTACGAATAGAAGACAGGTATTTACATTTATGAATGATAAGAACTGTAAAGGACCTGGGGTACAAGGACTGTATGATTTAAGCAACGGTTGACCAAAATCAGAACTTATCATATAATAATGAAACTAACAAACTATTAGGAGAATTTAATGTACAAATACGCTATTTGGGTAAGATTAAATGAGTTTCAAACTGCTAATACCTTTATTTGGGCCAATAATGACTATGAAGCCAAAATGCTAGCAGAAGCCCAATATGGTCATGGCAATGTTCTTAACTACAGTCGTATTGACGGTTAATTTATGAGTATGCATCTTGAAGGTCCTTGGCTATCCACTACTGGAAAACGTAGGGGTAAGTTTAAATGGGTATCTGCTGATGCCAAACGTAAACAACAAGAACTAGAACAAGATTGGCGTGCTCTTAAAGAAAAATATCAAATAGAACAAGAATCCAAGAAAAAAGTTAGGGCTATGTCTTCGGGTAATTTGGTTTACAGTTTGAAGCCTCCACCTGGTAGGGCTATGCCTGATCATATCAAAAGTAAGGATTCTGGGTTAGGAAATGCCTCTAAAAAGGCTGCTCCAGTTTACACTGGTGATAAAATTGTAGGGATTGGTACTATGCACAAGAGCAATGCCGTCCCAATCTTTAGTGATAGTCAGGCTAAAGAAATTTCGTCTATGAGGAGATAGTATGGCACAAGAAAAAGATTGTGTATGCGGACACAGTCCAACAGGTAAATGCGTAGGTTGGCATAAATTTAGTTATGACCAACTAATAACAGAAGAGGCAAAATGGATGAAATACGATCCTACATGGATTCCTCCACGTCTAAGACCTCAAGTACAAAGTAGCGATCCTACACCTTCTGAATAATAGTATAGAAGTAGTACTTAATTGTCTATAGATACCTATAAATATTTGAATGTCCAATACATTCAATGAAAAATTTATAGCGTATCTAGCACTTATCAGCGGTCTAGGCATATCAGCAGTCGCAGTCTACTACTCAGTAGTCGGACTCACTGCTATTTTTTCTGCGGCTGCTATTCCCATCATTATAATGGGAGTCACACTAGAAATAGGCAAACTTGTTGCCACAGTTTGGTTAAAGCAAAACTGGAATCTAGCACCAAAGATTATCAAATCCTATTTGATAATAGCTATAGTCTTGCTAATGATAATTACCAGTATGGGCATATTTGGGTTTTTAAGTAAAGCCCATAGTGATCAAAGCCTTGTTGGTGGAGAAGTACTAAGCCAATTAGCCGTATATGATGAAAAGATTAAAATTACTAAAGAAAACATTGAAAGCAAGCGCCGCGAACTTAAACAAATGGACGAGGCAGTGGACCAAGTTATGGCACGATCGCAGGACGAAAAAGGTGCGGATAAATCCATTGCTCTACGTAAAAGCCAACAGAGGGATCGCACTCGTATTTCCTCAGAAATTGAGACCGAACAGAAGAGACTTAGTGAACTTAGTAACGAAGCCGCACCTATACGTGCGCAGGTTAGGCAGGTTGAGGCTGAGGTAGGTCCTTTAAAATATATAGCGGCTTTTGTTTATGGTGAAACAGATCAAACCGTATTAGAAAAATCTGTTACTTGGGTCATTATTCTTCTAATCATTGTATTTGATCCACTAGCAATAATTTTATTGTTGGCTAGTCAAATCAGTTTTCAAGGTTTAAGAGAAAGAGATATTCCTCAGATTGAACAAGTTACTACAGAAATTAAACAAGAAGAACCACTCAAAACTGAAGTTGTTATAGAACCGGTTAAGGTAAGTAACACTGAAGCAGTAGACCCCTGGACCTCCAAAGAAGAAAATCCTGTAGACTTAAAGAAAGTACAATTAAGTCCAAAAGAATTTAGAGGAGGAAGTGTGTTAGTTGATTACTATGCTAATATGGTAAAGGCTAAACATTTGAAGTTAAATCAAATTCCAGATGAGTTATTGCGAGCAGTTAAACAGAGGCTAGATGAAAGCTAAAATTACACTAATAACACCTCCTGACTTTTTTGAAAATTCTTCCTATAGTATACTACTGATTAATCCGTCTGATAATGACCAAGAAAAAATTACCAAATTTTTATCTACGCTAGAATCAGAGGAAAATATAAACATATACTTCTATCTAGGTGAGGAAGCAGTTGAATGGCTATTATACGCCGTATCTAAATCAAAGTTAATCTTTTTTGATTTAGATAACCAGACTCCTATATCCGATTCTCTTAAATCATATATTGTAAGTCATTCTACTGTATACTTTCAAACTAGGAATAAAAGTCTACAAGACATCTATAAGTTTATCAGTAATAATCAGGTACCAGATGTGGATTATTTCCTAGTAAATTTACTCAAACCCAATTTAGAAAAAACCTCATAAATAATTTTTTTATTGGATCCTATGAGCAAACCTAAACCCCCTATTATGGGCAATAAAATTATATGCGGCGAAATGCCTATTAATACAGCCCTAAAAAAATTCAAGCAAAAAGTAGATGATTCTGGTATTCTTGAAGAATTTCGAAATAGAATGTTTTATGAAAAACCCACAAGCATACGAAAACGTAAAAAAGGTGCTGCTCGTGCTCGTTGGTTGAAAAAATTAAAAAGTCAAGAATTACCAAAGAAAAATTATTGACTTTACCTAATGTCTAGTGTATAATACACTATGAATAAAAAACTTACTCTTAAATTCGCCCCAGGCGCTTTTGATGACTTTGATGGAACTCAAGAGGAACTGGATCAACTTGTGAAGACTATCCAAGAAGCAGTAGATTCTGGAGAGATTCTACAAATGTCGCAAGAAGTTGATCTAGATGAACTGGCCACTGAAGATCCTGAACTAGCAGACATTCTTCTAACCCGTTTGGCAGATACACCAAGGAGATTAAACTAATGGCAAAACATTTAATGGTTGATATGGAAACTTTGGCCGTTTCGCCTAACGCAATGGTGTTAAGTTTAGGAGCAGTTCATTTTGACCCATTAGGGCAAGGACATCTTAATCAACTCTACTTTAAAATCAATTTAGAAGATCAAGAAGCCTTGAATAGAGAAATAGATCCTAACACCATTGAGTGGTGGGGGAAACAGCCTATTGATGTAAGAGAAGAGGCATTTAACGAACAAGGACGAATATCTTTACAAGATGCGATGGAGCAGTTTCATAAATTCGCTTGGGGCTGCGATGCCTTTTGGAGTCACGGGGCTACTTTCGATCTTGTGATAATTGAAAATTTATATAAACAACTAGGTAAAGGATTGCCATGGAATTATTGGCAGTTACGTGATACACGGACTTTATTTGATTTAGGATTCAGCCCATCGATGCCTCAGGAAAGTAAACATGATGCGTTACAAGATGCTATTAGGCAGGCCATAGGAGTACAGAATATTTACAGGCAAATTAACGAGTTAAAAAATGAAAATAGGTAAATTAGATCGTCGTCATAATGGCCATAAACAATTTAAATATTATGTTCGATTTCTCACCTTCGAAATGGAACAGTTTTTTGCGGTAAGGAATTGGTGTTGGCAGACTTGGGGACCAAGTGCCGAACTAGATACAATTCGATATTTAAATAACGGCAATGACCTAAAATGGGCTTGGATATGCGATCAATATACCACAAAAATTTATCTTGCCAGTGATACAGAGTACCAATGGTTTGTTCTAAAATGGAAGTGAAATGAAAATTACCCTAGTATCAGATCTACATCTTGAGTTTAGCGACGTCAACCTTACTAACGAACAAGGTGCTGATGTCCTAATCCTTGGTGGAGATATTATGGTAGCACAGGATCTTCATGATCATCCTGAACCTGCTAATGCTATAGAGCGCTCAATGATTGCTCATGGTCAAGGGTTAGGACGTAGGCAAGAAAAAGCACAACAATTTAGAGACTTTCTAAAAAGAGTAAGTTTTCAATTTCCACACGTTATCTACATTGCGGGTAATCACGAATACTATCATGGTAAATGGCCAGACAGCATTCAATACCTACGTGAAGAAGTCAGTAAATTCCCCAACATTTATTTTTTAGAAAATGACGTAAAGGAAATAGATGATGTAGTATTTGTGGGCGGTACTTTATGGACTAATATGAACCAGGGTGATCGTGCTACTATTAACATGGTAAGGGCCATGTTAAATGACTATCGTGTGGTTAGAGATAGTACTAAAGAATATAGCAAACTACATCCACTTACTACACTAGGTAGACATCGTGAAACCTTGGCTTATATCAAGCAGGTTGTTGACAGTGATCCCACTCGTAAGTATGTAGTGGTTGGACATCACGCACCTAGCAAACGCAGCACCAAACCACGATATGAAAAGGACTTCCATTTGAATGGAGGTTATAGCAGTGACTTAAATGAGTTCATTGAAGCCCGCCCACAGATCAAATTATGGACTCATGGACATACACATGATTGTTTTGATTATGTTATTGGTAAAACAAGGATAGTATGTAATCCTAGAGGTTATGAGGGTTATGAACCAGATAGTGGATGGGATCCAAACTTTAACGTAGAGATATGATAGCCGTTAGACTATGGGACATCAAACCTGACGAGGCTTTAGAAATCGTAAGAGAACTTAGAGCCAAAGGATATAAACAGACAATTGATTTTGATTTTGCTCATTTTCAGGGCAAAATAAGTATGGAAGGGCAAGAACGACGTTATACTAATTTTATGTTTTATAATGAAAAATTAGCAACGTGGTTCTGCCTAAGATATAATTAGTATATCATTAAGGGATAAATAAATTTATAATAGACCTATTGGCTATTATAAAGGACATAAGTCCAAAACTTACTCACTTTATAAGGAGACATTATGAGCAAAGTTATCGGCATCGATCTCGGTACCACCAATTCATGCGTGGCAATCATCGAGAACAAAATTCCAAAAATAATTGAAAATTCAGAAGGTGTTCGCACAACACCTAGTATTATTGCCTATACAGAAAGTGAAATTCTTGTAGGAGCCAGTGCCAAGCGTCAGGCTGTAACTAATCCTAAAAATACTGTATATGCTGCCAAACGTCTGATCGGACGTAAATTCAAAGAAGAGGCTGTACAAAAAGATATTAACCTTATGCCATATAGCATTGTGGAAGCAGAAAACGGTGATGCTTGGGTAGAAGCAAATGGTCAAAAATTAGCACCTCCACAGATTAGTGCAGAAGTTTTGCGTAAAATGAAAAAGACCGCAGAGGATTATCTGGGGCAAGAAGTTACTCAGGCTGTAATTACAGTCCCTGCTTATTTTAACGATAGTCAAAGACAGGCAACTAAGGATGCTGGTAGGATTGCCGGACTAGAAGTTCTACGTATTATCAATGAACCTACAGCAGCCGCTTTGGCATACGGGGTTGATAAATCAGATAAAAAAGATCGTAAGGTAGCAGTATATGATCTAGGAGGCGGAACCTTTGATGTAAGTATTATAGAAATCGCCGACATGGATGGAGATAAGCAAATAGAAGTATTAAGCACTAATGGTGATACGTTCCTAGGTGGCGAAGACTTTGACCAACGTATTATGGATCATCTAGTATCTGAGTTCAAAAAAGAATCAGGTGTAGATCTTACCAAGGACGTTTTGGCACTCCAGCGTTTGAAAGAAGCCGCTGAAAAAGCCAAGATTGAATTAAGTAGCAGCCAACAAACTGCGGTTAACTTGCCCTATGTTACTGCCGATGCTACCGGTCCAAAACATTTAAACATTAATATTACCAGAGCAAAATTAGAGGGTTTAGTTGAAGATTTGATTCAGCGAAGTATTGAACCTTGCCGTGTTGCTATGAAGGATGCTGGTGTAACCGCAGCAGATATCGATGAAATTATTCTAGTCGGCGGTATGACTCGTATGCCTAAGGTTCAAGATGCTGTAGAAAAATTGTTTGGAAAGGCTCCACGCAAAGATGTAAACCCAGATGAGGCAGTTGCTGCTGGTGCTGCTATTCAGGGATCAGTATTAGCAGGTGACAGAACCGATGTTCTATTGCTAGATGTTACTCCTCTTAGCCTCGGAATCGAAACACAAGGTGGTGTTATGGCTAAGATCATTAACAAGAATACCACTATTCCTACAAAAGCAACTCAGACCTTTAGCACCGCTGAAGATAATCAACCTGCTGTAACTATTAAGGTATATCAGGGAGAACGTGAACTAGTTGTATATAATAAAATGTTAGGTGAGTTTAATCTAATGGGAATTGATCCTGCGCCTAGAGGAATCCCACAGATAGATGTTACATTTGATATTGATGCTAATGGTATTATTCATGTCAGTGCCAAGGATAATAAAACTAGCAAAGAAAGCAAGATCACAATCAAATCTAATAGTGGTCTAAGCGAAGACGAGATTAAACGAATGATCAAAGAAGCAGAAGAAAATGCTGAAGCAGATAAGAAACAAAGGCAACTTATTGAAGCACGTAATTCTGCCGAAATGCAAATTCATACAGTGAAAAAAGATCTAACAGAAGTAGAAGGCAAGATCACTGAAGAAGATAAAACCAAAATTGAAGAAGCAATTAAATCACTTTCTGATTCATTAAGTAAAGACGACACTGAAGAAATTAAAAAACTTACAATGGGGTTAATCACTGCTGCTATGCCTGCCATTAACGCAAAACAGGAAATGGAAAAGGCCAAAGCAGAAGAATCTAAAAAAGAAGAACCTAAAAAAGATGATAAGGTAGTTGATGCAGAATTCAATGAAGTTAAAAATTGATAAAAGTTTTTATTGACAAATTTATCTTTTGTTAATAAAATAAGCCTGTAGGGTACCTAATTAGGGCCCTACAAAATCTTACTTAAACAAGGAGAAAATAAATGACACAAATGGTTAGATTTGATACAAATGCTTTAAACAAAGCCCTACTAGGGTTTGATACATTGTTCAATGATTTTGAACGTAGATTTTCAAACCAAGTTAATACCAATTACCCACCTTATAATATTATCAAAACAGGTGAACATACCTATGAACTACAGGTAGCAGTAACAGGATTTGATAAAACTGAAATTACTGTAGAAGTTGATCAAGACAATTTAGTCGTAAAAGGTCAACGTAAAAATAAAGTAGATGAAGAGGAAGTAGTATATCTTCACCATGGTCTTGCATCTAGAGATTTCTCTAGGTTATGGCCATTGGCAGAACATATCGAAGTTGGAGAGGCCAAAATTAAAAATGGCGTTTTGACAATTTCTCTAGAAAGAATTATCCCAGAAACACTAAAACCAAGACAACTAGTCATTAAAGACGAGTAATTTTCATGGGGGACTAGTTCCCCCATAAATAGGTATATTATGACAACAGACGCCGTAGTAGAAAAATCTTCGAAAACTTCGGATAGAATTAAACTGCCGAAAAAATATAAAGTCGTTTTGATAAACGATGATGTTACTCCGGTTGAGTTCGTAATTGCCATGTTAATGAATATATTCAAACATTCGCAACCGGCTGCTAAAGAAATTACTCTTAAAGTACATAACGAAGGTAGTGCGGTAGCAGGTATCTATACTTACGAAATCGCAGAACAAAAAACTATGGAAGGAGTAGCTCTTGCTAGGGCTAACAATTTTCCATTACAATTAAAGTGTGAAGTTGAATGAGGTATACATGACAACTCTTAAAGAATTAACAGCAGAAAAGCATACAGAAGCAGAAAATACTCCCTTTATGAAAGCCGTATTTGCAGGCACACTCCCTACAAATTATTACAGCGATTTTCTATTTCAAAAAATGGAAATTTATAGGAAAATAGAAATGATCGCATATACTAAGGGTTTTTTAGATGATCTCCATCCTATTAGGAGAGGAGCGGCCCTATTGAGCGATTATATGTCTAGAACTGGAGGACCTCCTCCTAATTTTCAATTATTCCATGTAAGAAAGCCTACTGGTAATTATGCAGGATATTTAACTGGAGATATGCTGGCTAATCCTAATCCAAATCTTATATTGGCTCATTTATATGTTTGGCACATGGGCGATATGTATGGTGGGCAAATGATTAAGAATATTATTCCAGGACAGCATAAATCACTTGAATTTCCTGATCCGGAAAAATATAAAGAAATACTAAGAAATAAATTGGATATTAGCCTTGCTGATGAAGCCAATAAGGCTTTTGATTTTGCTATAGGAATCCTTAATAGTTATGAATTCTAGTATTTGGGCAAAGATAGAAAATCTATCCAAACAATTAGAATTAAAATTTAACAATTCTGGCTCTATGTTAAACGATCCTAGAGCGGCAAACTACGACTGGCATAATTCTATTTGGTCTAGCAATCGATATAGAAGAGCCCATATAGAAATAGTAGATAACAGAAATAGTCATGGCATCTATATTTTACACTCTACTATTTTCCCTCATTACAATGATCCTAGCCCTATATGGGGATTTGATGCTATTTGTGGGAAGTCTAAGATAACGGGTGCTTTTCACGATTTTAGTTGCGCAGGTGATCCTGATCATTTTATGATGAAATGGTTTAAAGAAAATACCTCTGATATAGCATGGACTAAACCTAGGGAATTACCTGAATGGGCTAGGTATATTTTTAGTAATAATATGATCGCTGCGGGTAACATTAGAGAAGAAAACGAAGTTGATTTACTGTGCGAAACTGCTCTAAAATCAGTGGATTATTATTTAGATAATGTCGGTATAACTCAAACCTGTGGGGCAGACTTTCATATGGCCCAAGACAGGTATTGCCACTACCAAAAACAAAACCCTCAGGTTATTAAAAGTATGGTGGCAATGGGCGTTCCGGAAACTACTATATTAACATTTGTAGATGAGGTTCTATTTCCGGAAGCCGCATAAATATTTTATTATGCGATTTAGTGAATTCTCAACCCCGATAGAAGAAGGTGGAAAATCTAGCGGAGTAAGGTACAATAGTGAGATAGCTGTATTATGTGCTCTTGCCGGAGTTGATCCAGAAACGTTTAATCCGGCACAACCTGAGCAATCTATATCTGCAGATGTTCTTTCAAATCCAGAAGGAACATATAATTCTATTAAGAAACTTTTAGCACCTAATTTTGATCAGGGGTTGTTTTTACGATGGCATCAAATTGGCTCTAATTATGCTGGACTCATTAACAATAAACTTTCAGATATAGGTGAATCTTTAGAACAATTTTCTTGGGCCGGTGGTAAAAATCAAGCCGATAATCCAGCAGATATAGGATTTGAAGGCACAAGCATATCAGGAATAAGTCTTAAGGCAGAGGGAGGAATTACTCTAGCCAATCTTACTCCTAAGGCTCTTGGACTAACACCAGAAAGAGGCAACGATATTTTTTATCAGTATGCTCAAGAAGAATTCAAGCAGATGAAGCAGGACATTTTTAATGATGTGCTTGCTCTTGCCCAAAGTAGACCAAATGAAGTAATTGCCCCACTATCTGACAAGTATACCATAGTATTTGATTCTGCTACACAAAAATTTACCTGTAACGGTAAAAAGAGTATTACAGCAGATGCTAATACTATTATTGCATCTTCAGGTAAAAATGCCAAATGGCAGCGAGTGTTTGGGGATTGGTTTCAAGCTAATTGGCAGACAAAGAAGGCCTATGCTACTCCTTTGTTTTCAAAGATTGCCTCAGTGTTTGAAGCCATAATTGAAAATACCCTTAAGCAAAATAACAGCCTAACATCAATGCTGAGATTTTCAAAACAACCATACTTTTATGCCAGTGTCAATGGTTTATATTATGTGCCAAGCATTGCAGAAGTAGAAGATCTACAACTTATGGGACTAAAATATGGTGCGCCAGATGGCACCAGTCAATTATTTGTAGCACAGATAGGACGCCCTGACAGCACGGAATTTGCTGAACTAGATATCTACATTAGATATGCTAATGGTATGTTTGAATCAAATCCCACAGTAAGAGTTCAAACTCTGCGTAATCCACAGTTTATCAGTTGGGAAAAATTATCTTAGTTTAGATAAGTATCCATATAAATAGTTATATGGAGATATTACTATTAATGTTCCTGCTACAGGCCAAACATTGGTACGCAGACTTTTTCATTCAAACTTATGATCAAACAGTAAAGAAAGGTGTCTACGGAGATCCTGTTGGACTCAGTCACAGCCTAGATCATATGCTATGGAC